AAAGCATCGTCGAGCTTTTGCGTCGCTGCGACCATGTCTTCAACTGCTTTGAGCGTCTTTGCGATGTTTTTTATCTGATCTAGATTGATTGCTTCAAAGTTGTTCGCGAGAGCAGGAATCGACTCCTGAGCGAGGATTGTGCTCATCTGCTGGAATTCTTTGCTCGTCCAGAAGCCATTCAATTTCTGCATTCCCGTGAGAGTTTTTGCTGGATCGATTGACTCTGCTCTAGACAGCGACTCTCCAATTTTTGCTGTAGCTTCTGTCAAGCTGGCGAAAAACACGAGAGATTCTTTGGAACTCTGAATTATTAATGCTATCGCTGCATTCCAGTCGGGCAAATCATCTCTCAGATCTTTCACTTCGAGTCCGACAATTGCTTTCATGTCAGTCAAAAAAGTTTTAACCACAGAACCGAAAGCAGTGAATGTTTTTCCAATAAAAGTTATCGACCCGGGCAAATCATCGTACGAAGAGAGCTTGTTGAACGTGTCGACAATCGCATCAAAGATCGTCTTTCCACCGGAACCAAAGAACGGATTAATAAGACCGTTAAGAACGTAAGTGAGATCAGCAAGCGGCTCAAGAATAGCATTGCCTTTTCCTCCTGCGCCCGACTCGGGAATCTCTACAGTTGCAATGCTCTTAGACAGATCGACGATCTTTGGAAGAACTTCGAGCGCTTTTGTCAAGATGTCAATGCTCTTGTCGATATTCGCAATCTTGCTCATTTTTGTGGCAACGTCGGTGATCGTTTTCAGCAACAAAGGCAATTCTTCTCTTAAAGATTGCAGCACTTCTCTGATCGTCGGAAAATTGACGTTGACGGTCGTCGTGATATTACCCATGCCGTGCGTCTCGACCTTAGGCAGCGGCTGGCCACCAGGTTTAGCGAGTGCGGTCGCGAGACCAAAAACTGCAGAAAGAATCTTGCCCATCGGCTCGAGAGCCTTCAACTGCTCGGGCGTGAGATTGCTGACTGACGCCCCAATTGCCCTTGTGATCATGTATATGAGCGGCGGAAGGTGAGTTGTCATCACATCAAGCATGTTTGTCATGTGTGTCGTGACAGCTTTTATTGCTTCTTTGTCTATTTCTTTGACAGTACCCTTCGCTTTGTACAGGCCGAGCAGCGCTTCGCCCTCAACTGTTCTTTCGTTCATGAATTTCTGAGGATCTGGCACGAGAGCTTGCATCATAGCAGCAACAGCTGACAGTACGCTTCCAACAGCGGCGCCAGCGTCTTTCATCACAGCAACGTCTGCAGCGTTGAGATGCTTAAGCGAAGCTGTTATTGAATGTACAAGGAAACTCGCTCCCTTCATGAGCGTTGTTATTAGCTCGCCGCCAGACTGCATATTTCGAGTAGTCTTCGAGGCATCCTGTCCAAAAATATCTTCAGACAAGCTAGTAGACTTTGACATAAAATCAGACAATGAATTGCCAACAGATCCCAATAATGTGCCTACTGAAGTGATTAATCCAGCGAAAGCTTTCGTAGTCTCGATCTTGTCTGGTGTCAAGACCTTCATACCTTCAATAAGATTCTTTATTATTCCATTAATTCCACCCTTGCCGTCTTTTCCATTTAAAAGCTCTTGGATAAAGTTGCCGAGGCTGTCCATCATCTTGACATTGCTATCTTCAGAACTAAAAAATCCCATAAAACCGCTGATCGTCTCTAAAATGCCGCCTATCTTTTCTGTAAGATTTGCAACAGCATTCATGACAGACGCAAAAGCTTCAGCTCTTTGCTTGAGAGCTTTAGGATTTCCGGTCATGCTTTCGAGGTACATCATGATTGATATCGCGGCGCCCGCCATCACCCCCACTGCTCCAACAATCGCTGCCATGCCAACAGCAATTGCAGCGCCACCAATTCCACCTGTAGAAAGAATCGCAGATCCGATCACTGCTGCTTCTCCAACTACAACACCCGCAATTGCAAATGCCTTCGCCATCGACAGCATCACGACGCCGCCCGCGAGCATAGAATCTGCACCAATTAATTTTGTGATTGCACCTATTGCTAAAGCAGTGACAATCATTGCTGCAATTACGGCGCCTACCGCGACCATTCCAATGACAAATCCTTCTTTCGCTTTTTCTATTATCTTTCCAGCAATTGCAATCTCTCCGACGACTAGACCGAGGCCCATGAACACAGGAATTAATGCGTAGAGAACAGCCATCGCAGCGAAGAGATCTTTTTTTGATTGACCCTTGACAATAGTGAGTGACAAGAAGAATGCCCCGAGGCCAATTGTCATCAATCCAGCCATCGCAAGAAGAGTGATGCCAAGTGTTTTCCAGCTGACGTCTTTAATTTTTTCCATAACTGCGAGAGCAGGCATAAACATCTCAATTGATTTAGAGAGTGCGATTAGAACGATTCCCGCCTTTAAAACGTCGGCTGTATCAACGCCCTTCACGATTTCGAGAGCTTGCCCAAACATCTTTATTCCGGTGTAGAAGAATGCTGCAAATCCTACGATAAACTTGGTGAGAGAACTCCAATCAATCTTGCTCGTAGATGCAGCTTCCATCTTCGTCAGATCTTCTGTCGATGGAAGAGCTCCCGCGGCAAATCCTGCTGGTGAGTTTGTCGCGTCAGCTGCTTTTGTCGCTAGACCCGTTCCTGCCGATTTGGAAATCTGATCAATAGAACGGTTGCTCTCTGCGCCTTTTCCAAGCAGACCGCCAAGCATTCCTCCTGCTTTTTTAAAAGCACCACCGGCCGCCGCGCCGGCAACTCCTTGAATTAGCGCGGGTCCGAGCACAACAGCGATAGCACCTGCTATAATACCCTTACCAACCTTCGTGCCAAGAAGACTTTCTTTTAATTTTTCCCAAATTGCGGTACCGAGCTTTGACAGTGCAGGGCCCAATTGATCTTTAATCGTCGCAAATGCATCCAAGAACGGCTGAAACCACTCTTTCTTTGCTCCGACGGTTGGAAATTTAGGTTTGCTGATCCAGTCAGCGATTTTATTAACAGCTTCAGCAAGTTTTGGAACAATAAAATTGACTAGACCCGAGAAGATCTTTCCAAGCATCTCTCCGAATTTCTTAAATCCATCAAAGAATTTTCTAGATGCGGGTTTTCCAGAATCAAAGAAGTCAAAGAAAACCTTCTTGAGTTCTTCTAAGAGATCTTCAAACTTTCCTTTAAATTCCCCTGTGCTAGGATCAAAGTATTTTCCAAAAACCTTCATGACGTCGCCAGACAATTTCTGGAATCTTGCAGGATTGAAGAGATCGCTCAGGCCTCCAAGCATCTGCTTTACGCCCGGAAATGCTTTCACGAACATCGTGCCGAGCCGCGCGCCTGTTTCGCCGGCAATTCGCATGGACTCTCTCATGTTCGACATGACGCCCTGGAACTCTGCAGAGCCCTTCACGCCTCTAGAGAAGCCTGCCATCAAGTTGCCCATGAAGCCGCCAGGACCTGCCTTGACGTCGTTGTTGAGTCGCTCAATTTGTACAGCGATTTGCTTCAATGCGTCTGCTTGAGAGAGCTGCGCATCTTCGGCCTTCTTTGCAGCACTTGCCACGTCGTGAAGCTTGTCGCCTTGATCTTGATTAGCGACCATAGCATTCATCGCTTCGTCCGTCAAGCCTGCAGTCGTCTGAAGCATTTTTCGCTCTTGGAAATTGAGCTGAGTCAAATCTTTTCCAGTAGCTGCGAAGCTCTTTCTTAACAACTCAAACTTCTCAGCTGGACTTTGAGCTGACATCAGCTCCATCGCATCAATGTTCGTACCGAACTGCTCGTTCAGCTTAGAGGTCGACTCTGCAGCCTTGTCGAACGTGTCGAATTGATCCATCAAGCCCGTGATCTTGTCGAGAGAAATTCCCAACTTGTTCGCGTACACGACAGACGTCGCAATTTCTTTCGTCGACAAGTGGCCGAAGTGGGACATGTCCTTCAGCGCTTTGCCCATATCCTTAGAAATGACTTTTGCGTCTAATCCGAACTCTTTGCCAAGCCTGATAGACTGCTTCGTGACATCATTGAGCACAGAGCCCATGTCTTTGCCCATTCGCTTACCAGCAGCAGCGACGGCAGCCATCTCGTCGCCAGTGAGTCCGAGTCCCTTCTGATATGCGAGGAGAGCGCCGCCGTTCTTTTGGAATTCAGCGGCATTAGCAGCAAACTGAGGACCCATCTCAGAAGCGAGCTGCGTCATGTACTTGATTCTTTCAGCAGCATTTCCAAATACTCTGAACGCTGAAAGACCCGTGTCGTTAAATCCCTTCATGCTCATCGCCGTGGATTTAACAGCAGCTGAAGTGGGTCCCAAGAATCCAAACTCTTTGCGCAAACCCTCCATCGCTTCAAAGAGCTGATTTGCCATGTCTTGGCCCTCAAGAGCCATATCAGACATTCCCTTCAGCATCTTAAAAGGAATTGCAAAAATAGCTTTCGTGACGCTAAACGCACCCTTTACAATCGATCCAAAAAAATTAAAAATACCTTTTGATATCGCAAAAAGATTTGTAAATCCTTGCTTCAATCCCTTCAGCGCGCCTGTGAGTGCTCCCACAGCAGGGGCGGTCGACACAGCTGACTTTCCAAAGTCTTTCATCTTTTTTGTCAAGTCAGCTGTCGACTGCGTCGTCGATTTCGTCTGCTTTTCATTCGCTGCAGATTCCTTTGTGACTCTCTGCCAGTCAGCTGTAGAGAAACACTTGCTAGACATCTCGCAGTATTTTGCGAGCTCCGCTGACATTCCAGTAATAGCCTGACGAAGCTGAGTAATCACATTCAGCTGATCTTGAAAAGCTTTGGTAGAATCGGTCACGCCGCGCTTTGACGGTCCTCGCCTCCCTGAGCCCGTATTATCATTCTCGTCAGCCATCTAAGTTCTTTCTTTACACGCTCAGTATAGCTATTATCAGAGCGGCCACTGAATGCCAAATATTCTCTCAAATGTAGAGGCTGACATCTCTTTTTCTCTAAGCTTCTTCACGACAGATTCAACAGTCGCAGAAGGATTATCAAGCTCTTCTTGAAACTTCTTTGAAGCACTCAACGCTTCAGCAATCGTACGAATCTCTTCTCTGCTTCCCTTCAACTTCGTGTTGACATACTTTCCAACTGCCCATGCTCCAATCGAAGCAATTAACAATCTGTTGGTTAAATTTGAGTGAGATCCACTCTCGTTCAGACTGGATTTGCGATTTGATTCGTCAGACACTTGTGCTCCTTCTGCAATATCTCACTGTAAATAATACGATAGAAAAAAAGCAGATCATCAAATGCTGACTAAGTGAACCGCCTCAAGCGAGAAGGCGTCTGAGATCGCATCTTTCCTTGCAGCTGTCTAACGTCTGGCGTGTTTTGATGAACTGCTCGCGACTGCGTCTCTCCTGATTCGCTTGTCTTGGACAGCTCCTTGCCGATTCTCTCTATAAACCAGCGTTTATACGCGACGGGCATCCGTTGAACTTCTTCCCACAGACACCCGCCGTAATACATTAAAAGAAATGCCGGCTCAAGAACGAGCTGTTCTCTATCTTCGGGCCTGAGGCCAAAGAAACGTGACACCGAGCGGCATACTCACCTCCTCGGAATGACCACAAGCATCGCAAGTCGTATCTTGACGCATGACGATTCCCGGCTCATTGTCCTTAATGTACTCTCTCAACGCAAGAGAATCTCTCGCTGGCATCAGCTTGATAAAATTAGAAATCTTCGATCTATCAGAAACACCATCAATAGACGCGATCGAATACAACAAGTTCGTGGTCACATTCGACTCAGTGCCAAGTGCCATCTTCTTCTGCTTCTCGTTCATCACCATGATCTCTTCTTCGTCTCGACCAGTCATGAACTTAAAACGAACTCTCTTCTTGCTGTAAGGCAACTCATACTCGAACAAATTTGTGCCATCCTGTACAGGATCAATCTCAAGTCGCTTAATCGGAAGCGATGCTAAATCAAATGCGTGCGGAGACTTAACGCCACACTCTCCACACTCCATCTCTACATTGTACTCGGGACCATAACCCGTAATACGAATCGCAATCATCAACGCGTTTCTGTCACCTGATAAAAGTTGAAGCGGATCAATAGATCGATCAACAAGACAAGACTTAATCAGCTCAGAAATAACAGTACCCTTCTTCAAAAGAGCACGCGATGTCAAAATATCTTCTTCCTTCGCAGTCATAGCCTTAATCTCAACGGTCTCTAAACCAAAAAGATTCGACTCAGGATGATACACCTTTCCCATCGAAGGCAACGGAACAAGCTCTTGCGGAATATCTAAACCGAAATCAGCTTTCGCCTTCTCTGTCGCAGACTGCCTCGGCATTCGAGGATCTACGCCCGGCGGCAACTGCTGTCCCTGTGTAAAAACTGCATTTTTCTGATCACGATCTTCTGTACTCATCTGTTCTCCATTTAAGTGAAATCTATTACAGATATTAAGCACACAAACAGCTCGTGTAAACACACAGAAGATACCCAATCAAAACAATTTATAAATTGTCATAAGAAACTTTATCGAATTATAAAACATTAATCTACAAACACTGCCAACTCACTCTTTCACTAGCTCCAACATCAACTCATACAACTTCTTCCACAGCGTGCAGAGAATCATGGCACGGGATGCACAGAGGGATCCCAGGTATATTCCTCTCAACGTGATAATCAGTAACCCACTCGGATATTTGGGATTTAATTAAAGCTGCTTATTTGACAAAAAGGAATGGGACTTCTCTGTCCAAATCTCAAATAAAAATCCTTGACTTTTAGAAAAGTCTTCTGCAGCTTTAAATTTTGCAAGGTTTTTCTCATATTGCAAAAAACAGCTTGGTTTAAATTCAACAATTGATTTGCAGCCATTTTTATATTCGACAAGACAGTCAACAACGTAATGTCTTAATCTTCCCTTGTAATCGTACTGGATCTTGTATGGTTCAAATGTGTATGCTGTAATATTCTCATTTGTCTCCATGTGAATTAACGCATTGAGTTCAAACAAAGATCTATAGTAAACAGTTGAGTTTTTTGTCTTTGTTGGATTTTGAAAATATCCATGGGCTCTTGTGCATCTTGTCAAAAGTCCATTTTTAACTCTCTCAGCTTGCTCAACACTTTGCCGAAATCTATTTTCTTCTTCCGACCAATAAGATTTCATGTGCTTTGAAATCTTTTCTTTATGTGTGTCTGATTTTAACTTTCCTGTTAAAGATTCTGATATTTTTTTCGCTCTTTCAGGAGTATTCATTTTTTCAATAATTGATGCGACTCTTGGATCTTCTTTAGTAAGGCCCTTGCACCAGCCTTGGATTTCTCCATTTTCCCACATCTTTCTTCTTGTCTCAAGACTTTTATTAAATGCTTGTTTATTATGTCCCCAGTTGTTATTAATTTTTGCGCCATGTCCCCACGCAAATTTTGAATACCCTTTTAAAAGACCGTGAAATTTAGTTTCAGAACCACAACCACACTCGCATGCTGGTTTGATTCCATTTAAAACAACTCTGACGTAGAGAGACTCGCTTTCAATATCATGCTTTTTAGACGCATGTATTCTAAGAGAATTTATACTTTCAACAACAAAATCACATTCAGGGCACTTAAACATAAACACCTCCGCGGCGGCAAGCTGCGGAGGTGTTTATACATCACTTTAAGTTTTGATAAAGGACTTTTACTAAAACTGAAGTACGCAATTGTCAAAGCGGAGTGTCATAGTGATTTCTGTTGGACCGCCGTCTTCGTAGGTGACGTCGCCGAAGTTAGCTTCTGTGATGAAAGCGCCCTTGATGTCCCAGAGTTCGACCACAGTTCCGACTGGATCTAGAAGTTTTAGTTGGATGTCGCGCTTGTAGAAGTCTGCGTAGCCGCTGCGTCCGCTGACTGACTCGAAGTGAGTTCGGACCCATTCCATGACTTGTTGTGCGCCGGAAGGAGCGATTGGGTCGTGGAGTGTGACGGCCATTGTGCCGAAGGTTGTCTTGCCCGCGAGGTAGCGGCGTGAGTTGATGAAGGGGACTTCAACTTCTTCTGTTGTGATTGTGGGTCTAGCAGTTGTCTTGATGATGTAGGCGTCGATGCCTTCAATCATGAGTACCCATCTATTCTTACGTTTTGGTTCGAATTTCGCGGGTAGCATTGATGATACGTCTAATGTTTCAGCAGCCATTGTATTTCTCCTGTGTGATCCTCAGATAACGATCTTAATTATTAGCAAAAAATATTTTTTACTATTAAAGATCAGTCATCCATAATTCAAGCCGAATAGGAAGATTAAATGGGTGCTGTTGAAGGTAAAAAATTAGAGTCGTATACATGTCCTCTGTGTGGTGAATTGACAACAAAGCGTCTTACGACATTGACGAAGCACTTCTTTGAAGTTCACGACAAAAAAGACGAAGAAGTGTGGGAGATGCAGAACGGTCCGCGTCCGACGTGTGCGTGTGGGTGTGGAGGACACACGACTTGGAGAGGATGGGGGAAAGGTTATGGGAGAGTCGTCAATGGTCACAATGCAAGTATCTATGCTGTGTATAGTCCTGAAGATGCTGCAAAGATATCAGCATCGCGTTCTGCGTCGTTGACAGGTAGAGAAAGTTGGTCAAAAGGGCGCACAAAAGAGAGCGACGAAAGAATTGCTGCACGAGCGGCTGCGACTTCTGTTGGAAGAAAAGAAGCGTTCAGCGAAGGTCGAATAAAGACATGGAACAAAGGATTGACTGCTGAGACGGATGAAAGAGTGTTGAGAGCATCAGAAGATCTGAAGAAGAAGTTTTCTGAGGGTGAAGTTGTGCCGTGGGCAAAGGGACTCAGCAAAGATACAGACGAGAGAGTGTCGAAGATGGCTGCGTCAGTGCGTATCGCTGTGCAGCACAAGTCGCTTAGAGACAGGTTAGATCAGATTAAGCGTCTTTCTATAGACGAAGTGAAGCACAGGATCGAATCTTCGGGCGATCTGACAGTCGTCGACGGTCTTCAGAACTACGTTAGCGATGCTTCTCGTGTCATCATCGTGAAGTGCAACCGGTGTGGAACGCACACTCAGGGTTCTCTTAGAATGCTGGGCAAGGGAAGGTGTTTTCAGTGTGCGCCAGGAGGATCAGCAGCGCAAGAAGAAGTCGCGAGGTATGTAGAGAGTTTGGGTGTAGAAGTAAAGAGAAACGATAGAAAGACGATGGCGATGGAGTTGGACATATACGTTCCTCGCGCAGAGTTTGCTATCGAGTATAATGGATTGTTTTGGCACAGTCACATCAACAAGCCGCCTCAGTATCACGAGAATAAATCGAGACTTGCGAAAGAGAGTGGCATTAAATTGCTTCATGTCTTTGAAGACGAGTGGAGGGACAAAAAGAACATTGTTAAGTCGCTTATATCTTCTCGACTCGGAATATCGTCTCTGACTTTGGGTGCTAGAAAGTGTGAAGTAAAAATCTTGACAGCTAGCGAAAGAAAATCATTCTTTGAAGAGAATCACTTGGATGGAGATGTTGCGTCAGAGGTTGCGTGGGGTCTTGTCAACAACGGAGAAATCGTGTATGCACTTTCTCTTCGGAGACCTTTTCACAAGAAGTACTCGTCTGGTTTGGAGATATCTCGTTGTTGTCCTCGCCTCGGACATAATGTACAGGGAGGATTAAGCAAGTTAGTGAAAATCGCTAGAGAATATTGCAAGGCGTCAGGAAAGACGTGCTTGATGACCTACGTTGATACTCGATTGGGTGGTCAAGGAAGAGGATACGAGATCTCGGGTTTAAAGAGATCAGGGTCCACAGTTGCTCGTTGGTGGTGGACAGACATGGACAACAGGTTTAATCGCTTTAAATTTAAGGCTAATTCTGAAGAAGGAAAGTCAGAAGCTGAAGTCGCTAGCGAGGCGGGTGTTGTCAAGATATGGGGTTGCGAGAATGTCGTTTACACGTTGGATGTGTGACAAAAATAAAAAAGGTTGGAAACGTCTTATTTCCAACCACTGCGTTCGACAAATTTCTTTCCCAAAATAAGATTCGGAGTTCATCCATTTTGTTTAGATGAACTCCAAAAATCTCTTCTTTAATCAGACTGTAATTACAGTTAAGAATTAATCAATTAATATTCTGTAATCACTGTTGGATGTTGTTTGTTACAACGAAGTCGAGAGAGACGAACTCGATGCTCTTCGTGGGTTGCACGAAGATCTTGCCGCGGAGTGTGTTGTTCTCGATATCATCCTGTGTTGTTGTGGAGGAGTCGATGACAACCTTGAATCTCTCGAGACCGCTGAGTGCTTGGATTCTCTGTAGGCGTGGTGTGACAGCTGAAGAGAAGCGAGCGAGGGTTGCTTCGCGGTTTGGCTCGAACAGAATTGACTGCGCGATGTCGCGAACTTGTCGTCTGATCTCGATGAGGAGTCTTCTCACGTTGACTCTGTCTAG